CCCGGTGTCAGCGATGAGCTCGCGGGACACCTGAATCAGCAGGCCATACTTGTACGCGCCGAGGGTGATCTGACCGAAGGTCGGATCGGATGCACCGATGGCCGCACCTTCAGTGATGATCGCCGCAGTTGAGTGCGCGGTGGTCTTCGGGACCTGGATGGACTCGCCACCGCCGGTCTGCATGACGGTCGCGCCGGCCTGCAGGATCGATGCGGTCTCGATGAGATGCGCAATCAGCCGATCGTAGAAACTGGTCGGCACCGTGTTGAGTCCGGCCGCTGCGGTCAGCTTGGACAGGGTACGGAAGTTGACGGGGCCAGGGTTGACCTCGAACGCATGCCCGGACTTGCCGGCCATGAAGTTCCGCAACTCGGCTGCGAAGCCTTCTTCGCCAGCGTCGCGGCCAGCGACCTTCGGCTTGCCCTGCAGGTTGCCGTACGCGTCCTCGATATCCTTGGCGCGCTGCTCGCCCTCGATGGAGGCTTTGATGCGCTGGTCGAGACGGTCGAGTTCAGCGTTCAGGCTGTCCCACGTCTTCTGCTCTTCGCCCGAGAAGTCCCGGGCCTCTTCGGCTGCGCGATCCGCTACGGTCTTGGCCTGTTCCCAGACGTTCGCCCGACGTTCACGCAGCCCCTTGATGAGATCACTCATCGTTTAACTCCTTGGATTGGGGTGTGTTTGGGTGCGCCAGATGGGAACGGCCCTGTCTGACCAAAAGGTGGTGCGGTAGTGCGGTTTCGTCGGTGGGAACAGCCCTGCCGACAAGTAATCAGGCCCAGGGATCCTGGGCGCGGCCCAGTAGGGCCATACGGGCGGATGGCCCGAACGTGGTGTGGTTCGGCTTCGGTGCCCCGGCGTTGTCGGTGCGCTTGAAGAACTTCCGCAGATCGTTCTGCTCGGCCATCTTGCGGACCTCAGCCTCGTCGGCGTGCATGTGCTCCGCCAGCGACCGGACAGCGCTCGAGGTGTCCAGATAGGCCGGCTGGTTCACCGGGGCCACGTCGACCAGCTTGATCGAGTTCAGGGTCCGGAGCGGAATGTCGAGGTCGTTCAGTTCCCAGTTGTCGCCCTCGGGCGGCACCATGAAAGCAAAGCTGGACTTGCCGACGTCGCCGCGCTGGATCAGTTCATACACATCCGCGCGGGCTTGCGGAACGTCGACCTCGTACACGAGGCCAACTTCGTCGACCGTCAGTCGCAGGGTGCGCGCCGACGTCGTGCCCAGAAGCATGTTGTCGTCATGGTTGTACCGGGCCATCACGTCGGGCCAGCCGTCGCCGCGGGACTTGTTCAGCGCCCGCGGGTCGATCTGCTCGACGAACCCGCCCAGGTTCCTGGACTGCTTGTTGAACTTCAGCGCGTAGCCGCCCACCGTCCGACTGTCCTGCTTGGCCGAGGCGCGGACCTCCACCTGACCGGGGGTGAACCGGCGTTCAACTTCGATCATTGGATTCTCCTCAGCGGCGCAGGCTGCGCCTCGTCTTGCGCGGGTTGGGGTGATGCGGTGATAGCGGGGGCCTTCGGCTTGAACTCGGCGCCCTGCCCGTTCGGCAGCGGCGCCTGGTCCTCTTGGATGCGGATCTCGTCGATCGACGCAGCGCCCATCTCGACCCGGATCTTGTTGACGTTCCAGCGGGTGGCCAGATCGGCCCGGATCAGCGCGTCGGAGTTGAACTTGACGTACTGCCGGTCAGGCAGCAACGACGAGAACACCGTTTCCAGCAGCACCAGGTACGGCCGCAGCGTGAACATGACGAAGTTCGTCGACTGCTGCTCCACGTTGGCGTAGGTCATGCTCGAGCCCGATTCGCCGCCGATCATCTCCGGTGGAATCCCGTAGACCGCGGCGATCTGGTTCGTGGTCATCTTCATGGTCTGCACGAACTGGGCTTCCTCGGGCGGCACCGTGACCGCGTTGTACTCCCAGTCACGCCCGAACACGAGCGGCTCGTTGGACCGGATCGCGTTGCCCAGCCGGGCCTTGATCTCCGCGGCCTGCGCCGGGTTCACGGTCTGCTCGGTGTTCTTGAACGTGCCCGGGGGGAAGCCGCCCGCGTTGAACCAGTCGTTGGCGTAGGACTGCGCCTTCAGACCGACACCCAACGTCAGGGCGAACGAGGCGATAGGGGACAGGCCGAGTCGTTCGCCGGGCATCGCGAACAGCGGAATGTGCACGATGTCGGTTCGCGGCACCGCCCGGCCGTCGACCAGCCAGCCGCCGACCACGCCTGGCCGGTCATCGGGTGAAACCCGGTTCGGGTGCAACCAGTCGACCTGGGTCGGGAAGCCGAAGCCGTCGCGGGAGATCACCCAGCCGTAGGCGTTGCCGCGCAAACCCAGCGACACGACGCACTTGTGCAGCCACGGCACCAACTGGCCGTCGGTCACCAACTGGTCAAGCAGTTGCGGCAGCTGCGTCAGCGGCACCCGGTCCTCGCCGGCCCGGCGGTACGCCTTCAAAGGCAGCGTCGAAATCGACTGCGCCAGCAGCCGGTTCGCCGAATACACCGACGACAGGCTCAATGCCTGGGCCTGCGAGCCCGAGTCGTAGTCGGTGGACGGCATCAGGTTGAACGGCACCGCGTTCTGCCACGGCACCGAGGTGATAGCCCGCTTCTCAGGGAAGCCGAGCCAGGAGCGCCAGCCCATGTGGATCTCCTCTCAGCCGATGCTGTCGAGCACGTCATACACGGCAATCGCCTCGGATAGTGCCCATCGGGCGTTTGTGACCACCACAAGGGGGGTTATATCCACTGCTCCGGACTTTTTTCGGCCAAACGCCCAGCCTCCATCGCCCAGGTCACGCTTCACTGCGCCGGCCAGTGCCCGGTCGATCTGGTCCTGACCGCGATGGAAAATCTGCTTCTCGGTAACCGCGTCCTGTAGGCCACCGGCCGCCACGCCAGCCTCGCGAGTCGTCATCAGCACAGGGTCGATATCAGCCTTACGAAGGGGGTCAACCAGTGTTCCGGCCGGTGAAGTGGGGTCAATCACCACGGCGGGGCAGCGAATCTTCCCGCGGGCCAGTTTGTGCAGCCGATTCCGCTGTGCGTAGCCGAGCAGCGCAGGGAGGAGCCAGTCGGTGCCCATCCGGTGATCGATGAGTTCGACATGGGCTGCGCCGTCCTCCCGCCAGCCTGCGATCCCGATGGATGCGGACTTGCGGTCAAGTGCGATCTCTGCAGCCAAAACCACCGGAGAACCCTCAGGAAGGGACGAAACGGGGTCCAAACATGCCTGCCACGCTTGAACTGTGACCGGTGGGGCCGCGCTACCGTCAGGTTCGTCCCACCACCCCAGTCGCTCGCGGGCATACTCCAGTGGAGGCATTGACCGACGCTCATCGCGTAGGAACCCCCATGTGATCCGGCGGCCCGCCATCGGGTTGGCGAGTTGCACCAAATCCTCACGATCGAGCACACAACCCCGCATATTCGTCGTATGTGGGCACCCAGGAGCCTCGCAACCCGGGTCAGCGACCGACCCGGGCGCGCAAAACTCGATATAGGCCGGCGAGCCCGGAGCTTGAGCACGGCCGCGATCTCGTATACCGCGAAGGACCTCGGAGAACTCATGACCCGCCGACGACCCGTACAGCACCGTGGCCCGGCGCCGGGTCGACAGTGTGGGCAGAAGAGCTGCCATGTGGGCAGGCTCAAGCGCGAAAGCCTCATCAAACACGACCACATCACCAGTCAAACCCTGACCGGACTTCTTCGACCGCGCCTTGAACTTCAACCGGCGGCCGTCGGCTAGCTCGATCTCCTCTTGGCCGTTGCCCGACGAAATCCGCTTCAGCCTGCGATTCAAGTGCGGGAAGTCGTCGGAGGTGAACAGCGCTTGAAAGTTGATGAAAGTCTCTTGCGTCGTGTCCAACTGCTGCGCAGTCCAGATAAATAACCGCGACGAATCGTGCGGATCCAGCAGTCGGGTCAGAACAATGTTCTCCAACACGTACGTTTTCAGGTTTTGACGGGCCGAAATCACCGCCGACTCCAGCGAGGCCGGCGATCCGTCAGCCTTCACCCCGGTCAGCACGTCAACCGCCAACGCCTGCTCTGGCTCCAGCATCCGGTTCACCGACTGGCAAACCTTCTCGACCTTCGACAGTAGCGATCGATCCCGCGGCGGCCGATACAGAAACGCAGGCTCAACCGTCTGAACGACGGCAGTCATGCCTGATCGGAGAAAATTAGGTCAATCACATCAGCCGACGAGGCGGCACCGGCCAGAGCGACGTCCATGGCCTCACGATGAGCCTTCAGCAACGCAGCCGCGCCTTGCGCTGTGTAGCCGCCCGCGTCGACCAGCTTCGCCGCCGTCAGTGCCGCAGACCCATGCCAGGTGTTCAACCGACCAGATTCGGTCAAGGTTGCCCTAGTCAAGTCAGTCAGTGAGCTATCACCGGCCTGTTCAGGCTTCCGATCGGCCAAAGTGAGCACTGGGGCACGTAGATTGGGCCGATTCCGAGGGGGCGAGCACGTCTCGCACTTCGCGCGCCTGCGACCCCTACCCTCCGACTGAGCAAACTCCGCACCGCATTCGCAGATGGTCAAAGGACTCACCGCCCGAGGTCAATGGTCAAATGGTCGATTCGGAGGGGGCGCAGCGTGTCTGTTGGCGGTCTCTCTC